GCTCGACCACGTCCGACAGCTGGCCCGCGGCTACCTCCTGCAGGGTGGCGGCCTGCGCCTTGACCGCTTCGCCCAGCTGGGTAACGCTGGCGGTCGTCCCGGCGGTTATCGGCTCGATCCATTCCGAGTCAATCAAGGTCATATTGCCGGAGCTGACCGGCTGGACGTTTTCGGTTACCCGGATCAGCTGCAGGGTTTTTTGCCCCTTGACCGGGTGGACGACGGACCAGGTCCCCCGCTCTTTGCAGGCGGTAAAAAAGCGCTCCGCCTCGAGGTCGTTATCGTCTCCCTCGAAATAGAAGCTCAGCGGGTAGGAGTCGGCCCCGACGTCAAGGTCCTGGACGATCGCCCCGGGGAGCTTCGGATAGTCAAAAATCCCGAGGCGCTTTTCCACGGTCCGCGGGTTGCCCGCCCATGCTGCGGCGAATTGCTGGCCGCTGGGGGAGGTAAGGGCTATCTCTGTCCGGAGTCGGTCGCGCCAAGTCATTACGGATTAGCCCCCATGAGTTCCAGCCGGAGAGGCGGCGCCCCCATGGTCTTGCTTTCCACGGTGGAGCCCGCCGGCGCTCCGGCAATATTGAGCTGGCCCATAAACTGAATTTTGCGGGCTTCGGCTTCTTTGGCGTTCGGAGCTTCGGCGCCATTGGCCGCCGCGTCTACCTCCGCCCGGAATTTCTCGACCCGGGCCGCCAGGGCGTCAAGGCCGCTCGTATCGATTCCCAGCATGCCGCCGAGCTTCGAAGCGCCGGCTAAAACCGTCCCTATGATCTTCGCCCACAGGTTGATATAAAAGGACGCGAATTTCATAAAGACCGTTTTCATGGCCTCGACCGCTTTTGTAAATCCGACCTTGAGCATTTCCCAGCCCTTGCTGAGGAGCCCGAAACGCTTTTCAAGGTAGATCAGGCCGACGATAAGGCCCGTTACGGCCAGAATAACCAAGCCGATAGGGTTGGCCGCCATGACGGCATTTAAAACGCCCATGACGCCAGCCATTTCCCGCGCTATGACCACAAACCTGATAAAGCTGGCGACGGCCTGGCCGATTGCAAGCGCCTTGAGGACGCCGTTATAAGCGACAAACCAGCCGACCAGGTAGGGGATAAGATGCAGAAACGGCTTGACGGCTTGATAAAGACCGACGGCCGTATCCCATGCGGTCCGGAGGCCGGCGACGAGCGGGCCGGTATCGAAATTGCGGATTGCGGCGGTCAGGGCGTCAACGCCGCTTTTTCCGTCTTTCGAGAAGGAATCAAGGATCTGAAAACCGAATTCCGCCGCCGCGGATCCGAGGGCCTTTAACCGGTTGCCCCAGGACTGTTGAAGCCGGGCCGCGGTCCGCTCTGACGTGCCGGCGGCCTGGACGAGCATTTGCTCGAAGTCCTGCAGTCCGCTTAAATTCTCCATGAGCGTTTTAGCCCCCGCGATTGCCCGTAGGCCGAAAACCTCATTTAGAATTTGCGCTTGTTTTGCGGTCCCAAGATTTTTAATTTTCGCCCCGAGTTCGGACAGTATGACGGAAAATTTCCGCATATTCCCGGAGCTATCGGCAACCGCTATGCCGTTGGCGGCCAGCATTTTCTGGATATTCCCGTCAGCAAGCCGAAGCATGGCGTTTTTAAGCGCCGTGGCGGCCTCTGTCCCCTTGATACCCGCATTGCCGAGGATCGCCGTTGCTGCGGCTACCTCCTCGAGGCTGGCGCCGGTAATACGAGAAACCGGCCCGGCGGTTTTCATCGTCTCGAACATGGTTTCAAGGGTCACGTTTGCCGAGTTGGCCGACTTGACCAGGACGTCGTTTAATCGGTTGAGACTGGCTATTTTGTGGGCCGTCGTGTCGGCCTGCAGGCCAAACGCCCCGAGGAGGTCAGAAGAATAGTCCGCGGCCGTGGCGAAGTCCTCCCCGGTGGCCGTGGCAAGGTTGATCATGGACACAAGGGAGCCCATGGCCTCCGCGGACGAGAAACCCGCCCGGGCCAGGAAGTCCAGACCGGCCGCCGCCTGCGCTGCGGTAAATTTGGTAGACGCTCCGGCATCCCGGGCGCTTTGCTTGATTAATTGGAGCTGCTGGTCGAAATCGGCCGCGTCCGGGCCTATGTCTTTGAAGCGGGCCGCGGCTCCGATAACCGCGTCGTCAAAGTCGATAAATTGACCGGTCACGTTACGGAGGCCGGCGGTCAGAGCCCCAAGCCCTCTTTGAATGGCGCCAGCCGCCAGAATCCCCTTGACGATATCGCCAAAGCGGGACCCCGAGCGGCTGGCTTTGTTGAATGCTGCGGACGCCTTGCCGCCGAATTTATCCGCGCCGCGGCCCATGGCCCCGAATGCCCGGGTAACCCGGTCTTTTGCGGTGAATGCGGTTGAAACGGCATAATCTGGCATCGTTACCCCTGCGCCTTTTTGAGTTCGGTGTCCGCTATTTTTTCATGCCATTGGTTCCAGTATCGAAGATCCGCGTAACCCATGCCGGAGGGGTCAATCCCGCGATAGAAAACCGACCCCATCCAGCTATCAAGCCGGGTTACGCATTCGAAAAAACCGACCCCAGGACCTCGACCACGGCCAAATCACGCGGGGGGAGTTTTTCGATAGCCGCCGGCGGAAGGTTCGCCAGGGAGGCCATAAGGGCGTAAAGGCGGGAGTACCCTTTCCCCTTGACGCGGTCCATGGCCAGCTTTGCCCGGGCGTTGACTTCCCGGTATTCGATTTCCGAGCCGTCGGTCAGCGTTTGCTTTACGGTAATTTTGCTTTCCTTGCCGGTAGAGATTTCCACAAGGCCCCGGCGGGCGTAGTCGGTCAGCTGCTCGAGGGCTCTTTCCAGAGCGTCCCGGGGGCTGAGCCCGCCCTCGTCGCCGGCGGACTCCGGCGCCTTTTCGACGTCGATATCGTAATACTCGAGGAGGGCGACAACCTGGTCCGTGGCCGCCTCTTCGGAAATGATGTAATCCGGCTTTTTGCGGAGTGCAAATTTGCTGCTCATAATCGTTGCTCCTTTGTGGTGGGGTGGCGGCCCCCTTCATCCTCCGCCCCCACCACAGGAGGGAGGAATCCGGGGGCCAATCGATCAATTACCCGGCAAGGAAAGACTCCCAGCCGTTGCGGGGGTGCATCTGAATGGTGGCCCGCCCTTCTTCGGTTTCCCGGTTTTCAAACTCGATCCAGCCGGTAGCCCGGTAAACGTCGCCGGCGGCCGTCTCGTAGCTCATGGGGAAATCGGCGGTCCGTTCGGCCAGGTCCTTGAGGACTTCGCGCTCCGAGCCGTTGCAGGCCAGGACGACGCCCTCCCGGGCCTCGACGCGCCGAGTCATTTTTTTGAGGTTGCGGCCGCTCGTCGGGACGGCCTCATTTTGCCATGCGCTACCGACTTCGGTAACATTGGTGTCTGCCATGACGTCGAAGGTTACGCCGTCAAGGGTCACTTTGCGAAGGGTTCCGGTAATATCGCCCGCCATGGGTTAGACCTCCTTTAATTGAGAAGAACGGCAAGGGACGTGTCGAATTCGACCACGGTATCCAGGATACCGCCCTCCCCGCTGAAAATAACGCTCAGGACGTTGTCAAAGCCCAGGCCGCCGGCCCGGACGGTAACGGCGCCCGCCTCTTTGAGCTTGGAAATGGTGAAGTCCGCCGTATAAATCCAGGCGTGGGACTCGAAAGAACGGGCCAGGGCGATAAGATCATCCTTTACGGCGTCGATATCGCGGGCTTTCTGGCGGTCCGTGGTATTGGTTACCCGGGTGGTATCCGCCACAATGCTGATTCCCTGCCATTTCTCTTGCTCGAAGTTGACGCGGATATTTTGCAGCATGTTTTGAATAATCGAAATATTCCGCATGCTGCGGTAACCGTTCGAGCTCACCGGGACATTGTCCGGGCGGTAGAAGGTTACGACGTTTTGCAGGAACACGGCGCCGGACTGTACCCGCGTCGGACTGATACCGGACTTGACCGCCGTGTCGCGGTTGTCATAGTCGGAGGTCCAGCGGTCCGCTTTGGCGCCGGGGTGAATCCCAATAAGCTGAATGCCCAGGTAATGCTGAGCGGCCCGGTCCTGGTTGATTCTCGCCATGTGCCCGAGCGCCTGAGCGGCGATTTCCGCCGGGTGGCTGGCGGAGCCGGGGACCGACAAGATACCGCTTGCCCGGTCCGTCTTGCGGACGTCGGAAATAGCGATAAGGGCGGACAGACCGGAGGAGCCCGCGGCGGTGTCCCCGATCAGGACCCGGAAGGGGCGGGAAACGGTCTTGCTGTAAAGACCGAGGAAATCATTACCGGCCCCGACATACGCCGAAATAGCGTCAAGGGTGGTCGTGTCCGTGCCGTAGCCGTGGACGACGTCGGTATAAAAATCCTCGTTCGCGCTGTCCCCGGTTCCGAGCCCGTCCAGAGCGTCGGCCATGGTGGGGACGCCGGCGCCGGCGGACATATCCGTTACAGCGGCCACAACCCCCGAGGGGAGCGCCTGGCCCGCTCCGAGGTTGAAATCGATAGAGATATCATTCCCCCAGGGGCCTTTGCTTTTCGCGGTCAGGTTGACCTGAGCGGTCGTTACCCCGTCAACGGCTGCGCTGACCGGCAGGGTCTTGTCCGCATTGACGGCTGCGACGACGGCCGCGGCGATATTGTCCGCGGTGGTCCCGGCGGCGATATTTACCGGGACGGCCCGGCCGGCGATATAAAGGGAAATCGTCCCGGAGGCTACGCCGGTGGATCCGGTGAAATCGATACCCCCGGTAGCGGCTACCGCTCCGCCGGCTTCGGCCTGCGGCTGGATATATACCGGGACGCCGTTACCTCCGATAAAGGCTTGAACGGCCAGGCGGTGAACCATGGAGCCGAAACCGAAACGGTCCCCCGCGTCCTCCGCGCTGAGGACCTGGACCGGGGTTTCCGCCACAACGGAAGTTTTCGCCGGGTCATAGGTTCCGATAATCAGGATTTTACGAGGGACGTTAAGCGCCTCGCTTTGAAATTGGACGTTGCGGACCGTGGAGCCGACCGCCGCGGCCAGGGACGTTTGATTAAGGGCCATGGTTTAAACCTCCTGTTTTACGGGTTGTTTACTTCAACGCCGGTGCGTTCCACGTCGTCGCCGTCGATATCGACAACGGTTGAAATAATACCGCCCGCGGTTCCTGTGTCTCCGGGGATATCTTCAACCGTGTTACAGCTATATTCTACCGTCCCGGTAAGAACGACAAGAGCGCCCTCCGGGGCGGGCTGATTTTTTCGAATTGAATTGATCCAGCGTTTTGACAGGGTCCCCTTGCTGAGCCCTAAATCAAAATTACGCCCGTCCATGAGAATTTGATAAACGATTTCGGCCAATTCGTCAAACAAAATATCCGCTGCGTCCGCTCCCTCCTGCAGGGCGGCCAGGGCCGTAGCAATCTGGCCGGCCGTTGCGTTGGGGTCGTTTATCGCGGAGAGATTAACGCGGGCCGGGGCTGAAACCGTCAGACCGATTGAAAAGGTCATATTATGCTGGACCGGTCCGGTTTGACGCCCGGCGGATTTCGGGAAATCGCCCGCGGCGTAAAAACTTTGTACCATGCGGCTGTTGTCCTTGACCTCCTGAGCGCTTTTTACCTGGCGCTGATAACCGACAACCTGGAAACGGCCGGCGGCTGCGGCCCCCAGCGTGTCAATAATCGCCTGGTTGACGGTTCGAAAGTTCATCATGCCGGGGCCTGCTCTACGGCCTGCAGGTAAAGCCGAATAAAGCCGATCGACGCCCCGCCCTCCGGCGGTCGTGTCGGACTCAGAACGTGCTGGACTTTTGCGGCCGCCTCGCTGGGAGTCGCGGGTGTTTCCACGATCCAGTTTTCCCCGGGCGCCGGGATCCGGGCCAGGGTAGACCGGCGAAGGGTAACAACGGGGGTTTGGACTGTTACCTCTTCGCCGGTTTCCGGGTTGACGCGGACAATATCAAAAAGGACCTGGCCGCGGAGTCCGTCATAACGGGCGCCGTCCGGGTCAATCAAGTTGACCGGGAGGGACCATTCCCCCTCGAGGGAGCGGCCGAGGTCCTTTTCGGAAAGTTCGCGGAGGTTCATTTATCCGAGTCGCCTTTTTTGGCCGCTGGTTTCGGCTCCGGCTTTTTCAGCCCGGCCGGGACCAGCTCGTCCGGGATTTCGTCCCGGAATTTGCGGCCGCCGATATGGACGGTTTTACCCTTTTCGAGCTTCATTTTTTCTTATCCTCCTTCGGGCCTGCGGCGTCGGCTTCTTTGCGGACGTCGGCCAGCTGGGCGGCCAGAGCGGCGTTTGCCTCCTCCGCGGCGGCCAGGTCGTCGGCCAGCTTGTCGCGTTCGGCGGTCAAGGTTTCGACCTCCTGGCGGAGCTTGTCCAACTCCTCCGGATCGACGGCGGCCTTGAGCTTTTCGGCCAGGTCTTTGACCTGTTCGCGGAGCTGGGAAACCTCGCTCGAAGGACGACC